AGCTTCGCCGTCACCGGAATCTTGTAGCTCTTGGTACCGAACTCCTGCATCTCCGCGATGCTGGCCATGGACTTCCCGCCCTTGGTCATCGTGTTCCTGTGGACACCTACAAAAACTGACATCCCACCGTGAAGAACGTGGAGCTTCACAGACCTCCACATCTCGCCGCTGTCCATGAGGGCCTTGGACGAAGGCTTCGACCCCTTGCCCCTTGCCCCTCGAAGCGCGATGGTGATCGGGCTGATTGGCTTGATGCTGTCTCCGCCTGGAGCCTGCGCTCGCAGTCCGGTCTTGATGATCCGGACCAGTTCCTGCCCCTCTTGCCGCAACGCTCTGGACATGGCGAGCTGCAACTGAGGTTTCGTGCCGCGCATCGTGGCCACGAATGCTTGCGCTCCCGTGGCCTGTACTCCCATCCGGATCATCTATTGCCCCATCCTCCTCGGCCTGCAAATCAGCCTGCACAGGTTGAATTTCGACACACCTGCGAAGTTCAGGCCGTGTCCCGCCGGAGTACACGCCGTCACGAACAGTTGCTGCGGACCCTCGAAGCTCCATTCCACTTCGCCGTCCTCGTTGAGAACCTTGTCGATCCTCGTTCCTGAACTGATGTTGACGTTGCCTGTCGTACCGTCTCTGAGACCGAGGCTCTCCAAATCGCTCATGTGGAGAATGAACACGATGTTGGAGTCTTTCGCCTTGCCACTCTGGAGAAGCTCCAGAAGGCCCCAGAACTGCCGTTTGATCTGACAGGGTATGTTGATTGCGTCTTGCTCTCTTCTCGTGCTGGCGCCTGTCTGTGTCCCGTTTGGGACAGGTTTAAGGCTCCGGAACTGAGGGTCATACCCGCCATCGGCAACATCGGCGGTCGCCCTGGTGTCGAGCTTCCTCAGTACCAGGGTGAACTTTTGTATCAATCGGCCTCTCATTACACGCCTCCGAAACGTGCCGGACCCATGAATGACGACAGGATGGCATCAACCTCCGGATCTCCGGTGGCTCCGCTTGCACCTGGGGCCATCGAGGAGCCGGACACGGCTTGCATCTCGTACATCTGGTCCTCGGTCTGCTCTTTCTTGATTCGACCGCGGTTGGCGAAGTCATCGCCCTTGCCGCTTCCGATGGGCCACATGTACCGGATGGTCAGCAACTTGGCAGCGTGCTGGATGAGCTTCGGCGTACTTCCGTAGGCCAGAGGAATCTGGCTCCCCTCTTCCGTCTCGCCGATGGGATCATTCGGGCCAAGCTCTGTGTACCCGAACACACCCTCCACCGTAGTGATCTGCTGGCCACGAAGGAAGGGACGCCCAAACAGTGGGTACAACCTCTCCGTCGGGTCCAGCTCCTTCACCTTGAGGTGCGGATGCGCACGGTCGTCCGGACTCAGCAGCCCCTGAGTGAGGTGCCTATTGTAAACAGCGAAGCTCGTGAGGTCCTCCTCGGTACCGTTCACCTCCAGCTTCGTGATGGCGATGATCGGGATGTCCAGGTGTAGCTCATCGTACTGCCGCTTCTGGTCAAGCTTAAACGTCCTGGTTCTCGGTTCAAACCACTGCATGGTTGCCCTATCGATCATCGCCGTAGCCATCTCGATACCGCGAATCACATCCTGGTCTGCTATAGCCGTCTCCGTGAAGCCCTCGTCTCGGATGTCCTGCACATCTATGTACCCGGACAACCCGCCGCGGATAGGGTCCGACTTGTCTGACGCATTGGTCGTCACTGAGTTGTAGTAGTCAATCTTGTAGTAGTACGCCGGGTCTCCCGTAGTGTCGTCGTACAAGTAGTTTGTGACTCCTGCAACGAGCGGAACTCGCGTCGCCGGCGTGGTGATTTCGACGTAGGTTCCGTCCACTCCGTCTGTTGAACGGTACACTCGCTGTACATCGAACAAAGACATGACGTTGGTCAGCTCTATCACCGCCCACCGAATTTTAATCGTTGCCATCTCTACTCCTCATCTGCCCCAAGCGGGGTGGGCCTGAGACTCCGGGCAATGCTCGGGTCAGGTTTCAAGTTGGTTGCCGCCGTCGGGATAGGCTTCATTTCTGCTGTCGTTGTTGCCTCATCCACTCCTGAGTGTGGGGTCGGCTTCAAGTCCGTACTCGACGTTGGCTCTGGCTTGAGATCCACCGCGGTCTCGATGTGGGGTCGATACCTCGGATCTCGCTGACCGGAGAACTTCGCCCCGATGAGCCAGAACTCTGTCGAAATGATTGCCATCAAATCCTCGCAAAGCCGACATTGGCATCCCACTCCGTGGTGCCTCTCGTTGCCTTCACGTCCACCGTGTACGCACGGTGAAAGTCAAGGTTCGTCGAGGGCGTCTCGAACTCGTAGACCCCCTCCGCATTGGGCGTCACGTTCTCTCCGAGGTCAACAACTTGCGTGCCGTCTTCGTCTCGGATGATCGCCTCGACCTTCGTCCAGTCTGTTCTGCGCTTTCCGTTGACCTCCACCCACAAGAGGATTCGAGTCGTCGTGTTGTCATCTGACATCGACGCTCTCACCTTGAGTCGCGCTGCTGTGACGCGGTACTCGCCGGCCCACACATCCTGGTTGTAGGGGATCTTCACCTCGAAGACCCAGAAACCCACGTCATCCGGACGGAACTGCCAGCGGTACTCCCCTGATGCATCTATCTCTTCTATCAGATACGGGAACAGATTCTTGCGCTCACCATCCTTCCAGATGGTGACATCGAACACCGTCTCGCCGCTCTTCTTGTCGTAGCCGTTCCCTGACCAAACCGGGAACTGGTCGATGACATCAGCGCCTATTTCTACTTCGCGGCTCATCTGCTTCGTCGTCGCCTGTTGCTGGAGTCCTCTTCCTTCACCTCCAGCAGCACCTCTTTCAGTGCGTCTCTGAAATCTTCCATCTGTTGCTTCTGCTGTAGTTTCTCAGCAGCGGCGTCCTGCTCCAAAGCTTCTTGCATGGCTTCCTGGGACTTGACCACCTTGGTCATGCCACCCTGAAGCCCTGCGACATCTGTCTTCAAGTCGTCCACATCGTCCCGGAGGACCTTGTGAGAGTACAGCCATCCGGTCAGCGTTCCTGCCGTGATGACAATCGCGCTGATCACTGTGACTATGATGCCTCTCACTCGCGTGTTCCTTTTTTCCGAATCAAAGACCAGGTTGTCCACGGTCTTGTTTCTGGCACACTGATGTGGCTCCATCGCTTTATTCCTTCCAGAGAGGGCGATCTTCTTTGTCTCCTCTCCTTCTTTATTGACGGCCTGAATTAGTGCTTCCAAAGCTTTTATCTGCCCTTCTACGTAATCCTTCGACGCTTTTTCTTTCAGTTCATCTCTTACCCACCCCCACCCTTGCCCCTCCGTCGGTGGTGGTGCGCTATGTGATCCCTGTGCCATTCCCGGACTTCCTCTCTTCGACCTCTCGTGCCTGATCTCTTTGATGTACTCCTTGAGCAGGTCATCAACCCCAGACTCTCTTTTCTCTTCATCACTGCTCCCCATCCTTAGAAAGGACAGTCCTTTCGGGTGACTCCAGCATGAACTTGGAGAAGCTCCTGCAACGAGGGGACTCCGAGTTCTTCGCTTTTGCCACCAGGTGCCATGCCCGAGGGCTTCACCTTCAGCATCCAATCGTACATTCCGTCCACGAGCTGCAAGTACCTCGCAGCGAACTCACTGCAAAACAGCTCGCCCTTCTCGTGGAGAGGATTTACGATTCGTCGACCGAAGAGCCGCCATGAGGCGATCTTCAGTAGGAAGCCTGCAATCCCTGCCCAGTCGTAGGAATCGCCGACCAAATCTCTGCACTTCGGAAGAGCTGTCATGAGGTCCAGATCCGGGAACTCGTAGCACTCGATGTACGAATGCTTCACGGTTTCTGCCGGAACCTCCACCAGCCCACGCTGGTCCGTCTGGAGAGCTTGCCAACCTCCGTGCGCCTCGCTGTAGTAAACGATCAGCGCATGGTTGACGTTGCTACCAGTAACTCCCCTGATGGCCTTGCCGTACCAGGTGTCCGAGGCCGTCAAGCACACAAGTGGTCTGTTGCTCATTCTGGAACCTCCTCATAATCGGACGTCGGAATGCACGACAACACAAGGTTCATGTCCGCTTCGGTGATCGCACCATCGGCATAGACCTTCTGCACACGCATCCGAGCGAGAGAATAATTCAAATTGTCTAGGGCAACTGCCATCGACGTGTAGTTGTCCAGCGCGTCGAGGAGCCTGCCAACCTGGGCCGGGTCCACACTCGCCAAGGTGAGAATCTCAGCCATGATGGCTTCGCGTGTCTTCTTGATGACCCTCATCCCAAGGCTGTCAGCAACGATACCGTCCAACAGGTCCTTGTCCGCCGCCGATAACGAGGCTCCGAACCACACCTTCAACCAATGCTCATCGACATGGTAGGAGATGTCGGTCATATTCTTGTCCGTCATCTCCGACTTCGCTATGTACGCCCGGATGTAGTTCAGGCACGGCACCTTCGCCAGATCTGGATAAACGTATTCTGCGGACATTTCGTCCTCCCTAGTGGCGACACATAACCGAAAGGGTCGCCGACCACAGATCTCCGGTGAGATCCGTCTGTTGGAATACCCATTCAACGTAGTCGCCGTCTTCGAGGTCAATTCCGAATACGGACAAGGCAATGGCCTGGTCCTCGTACCCGTAGTTCCCTGTTCTAATTCTCGTGCCTGGGATCTCCGTGGTGCCATTTTTCCTCAAGTAGCATTCAAGGTTCCACGTGATGCCGCCGGTGCTGTCGATATTGGCGATACCCGAGAAGTGGTAATGCCCAGTGTAGTTGATGTCGATCCGTGATGGGTTCGGAGATACCGTCCACTCGGCGATGTCCGAGTTTCCGGATTTATCCACCGTATCGAACGGCAACGCCGTCGCCGTCGTGAAGTTCGTCGAAGCCCACGTCGCAGCGCGTCTCACCTGAGTATGGTCCTCCAATCCTGAGATCCTTACCCATGGCTGTGACAGCGACCCGTTTGCTGCCGCCAGCATAATCGCTTCGCCATTCCTTATGACGTCGAGCGACTTGAGGCCGTCAATGAACGTGCCGTTGCTTGCAATATCGATATGCAGGTGGCCACCACTACCACCAAGGTTTCCAAGGTAGAGTCGACGAATCATACCGTCTTGCGACGGCAACCCTGAAGTCGCCGGTAGAGTGATCGTTACATCGAGCGTGGTCTCTATACCAGTGTTGCTCGTGCCGTCGAACCACATCACCTTTCCGTCATCAACCCCATCAGTGTACGGGCTGATAAGAGCCGTGGTGGTCGAAAGCTGCGCACGGATTCTGTTCATCACGTATCCGCCCACACCTGGCGCCACCAGCACCCAGATTGAGCCATTAAACACGACAATGGCTCCTGCTGTGACCGCCACCGAACCAAGGGTGATTGTACCTGAGTTCGTCACCACGTAGGAATCGTTCGCTGTCGGTGTAAGACCGTTGATGGTTGCCACCGTAGCGTTACCTACCAGCCCCGTGACAGCCAAACTCGTGTTGGCGAATAAGATAGGTCCGTGAGCATAAAGGTCGGCCCAGGAAGGCGACCAGTCCTCACATATGACTTCTCCGTAGGCCAGTACAGGAAGCGGCTCATTCTTCCATGTGGAATCATTGGTGTCGAAGAACAGCTTTGCACCAGGCCCTGGAGCTGCTGCGCTCACATCGCCGACGTCCTTGAGGTTGTCCACCGTCCCGGAGGCCGCTCCTGTACGGTCGATGTATGACATCCGGATGCGTGAACCGTTGGCCCTTGTGGACGCAACCGTCGTTGACGAGTCCTCGTAGTAAACAGCCACACGAATCTTGTCACCAGCACTGAACTCATGGAACGTGCTGATAGAAATCCCTGCGCCGAGATTGATCGATGCGTCCTCTCGAACATACTCGATGGTCTCGTAAGCCAGGTCCGCAAACCCACTGCCAGTGTCAACTTGCAGCTTCACCATCGGATTGGAGCGCATCGCCCCTGTGTCAGCCGTCGTGACAACGTTGACCTCTACTTCAACGTTGTACCATCCAGCCGTGTTGACGGTGATTTCATCCGGATTCGTGGACGTGCTGTGTGTGAACGCCGTATCCTTGATGGTTTCATTGTTCCAGTCGATATGCCTTTCAGTGGCATCGACCGTCATGCCTCCTGCTGTATCGTTCCCTTGGAACATCTGCACCAGACTTCCAAGGGCCTCCATGGCAAGGGAGCCATCGGACTGCGCCCTTGGAACCGTCCCCACCGCTCCCGCCGTGGCCAGGGCCTCGACTACCAGCTCGTCCGAGCCTCCATCGTGGTGAGACGAAGCGTGCGCCTGTGGAGCATTGCTGCCGGTGACATCCGCTCCGTCGGCAACGTTGAGAATCGTCCTGGCTTCTCCCGGAGACATCGCCGCTATAGGCCCGCTGGCCTTCCGTCCGACAAACGTACTCGGGTTCACCGTGAGCGGCTGCGGATTGTTGTCCGCGTCCGCTGCCAAAATGGTGTTCAGGTCGTACAGCGACTTCATGACGGCGCCGGCGGCGGACACATTGGTTGCATCCGTCACGTCGGCTCCATCTTCTACACCGTCGAGCTTCGTCTTGTCCGAGCTGGACATGAGTCCGCTGACCGAGGTCGTCGCATTGTCAACAGGATCGCTGCCGTCTCCCTTGTGTGTCGAGGCGTGTGCCGCAGGCGCTCCGCCGCCGACACCTGTCCAGGTGACCGGCGAGTGATTGGTGAGCATCCACGTCGAGTTATCATCAAGCTGCCGTGCAAACTTCCCTACGTCCGCTGCTACCAGACCAGTGGCGCCCTCCCGAGCAGTCTGGTTCGCATACTCCCAATTGGAGGGTGCGTGCCTTGCTCCAAGAGATGCTTCGCTATGTTTCATTCGCTCCTCCGCCTACTGGTCGATCAGCACATTGGCTGTCACGTCATCTACAAGCACCTCCGCAAGGACATCATCGCAAAGGATGACGTCCACGTTCAGCGCCTGCGCAAGTATCTCGCTCAATGTGATAGGGTCGACCTGCTGGTCTGAGAACACCATGTCACCAGAAGCGTTCCTGGTGACTTGAACCGTTTCATCCTCCGAGGTGTCATTCTGGATGAATAAGGCGCGAGCGTCCAGGCCGTCTTCGTTGGGATTGATCTCCGTCGGGACGGTATCTTCTTGTGTTCCGCCCTTAGACGGACTCTCCCATTTGACGACCTGAACGCGATCCGTCATGCATCACCCGCTGATTACGCACGCCGCCAGCCGAGGTCCATGATCTGGACATCGAGGTCGGTCGCGTTGATGGCGTAGCCCACTCGGATGATACGGCCCGGAAGCGGAATGCTTCCCCAGGTGACCAACGCACCAGCGGAGCCGAGGAAGTACGGAGTGTTGACCGTTGCGCTCGAAAGAACACCGGCGCACACACCATGCTTGACGATTTCGGACGTCGCCGGCGAACCACCGCCGCCTTGACGTGCAACACCCACAGCTCGGGCGTTGGGGGCGCTGTTGTTCGCAGCCGGGGTGATCTCGTTGTTGGTACCGCTCCAACGAACCACCTGTCCTGTTGACACCGCCACGTTGTTCGTGTGGGTGTCTTCGACGCGCTTGGCTTCGTCCACCGCGGCGATGGTGTGCGTATGCAGGGCATCCGCATTGCTGCCGTCGGTGAGCGTATCCAGGTTGGCTGCCGTCACGTCGGAGCCTACCGCCACGTCATTGATCTTGAACAGAGAGGGGAGACCTACAACCTTCAGGCCGTCGGCGTCCACATCCAGGGTGTCTGGCGTGTCGTCGAGCTTGACCTCGACACCAGAGGCCGTCTTCTGGAGACCGCCGGTGGACGATACCTGAACTGCGAGGGTCTTGTTCGGAGACGTTCCCTCGAACTCCAAACCTGGGTTGGTCGCCGAAACCTCCACCTCGATGGAGTCTGCGTTGACCTTGATTCCGTCTCCGTTGCCCACGAAGATGGTGTTGCCGCTCTTGTCAAGACCGGCACCCGCATTGATCTGGCCAGCACCGGAGAACTGCACCCACGTGTCCGTGTCGTAGGTCCATGCTGTGTTCTCGTCGACACCGTTCTCGCCGTTGATGAGAACAGCCCAGCCATCCTCCGGAGTGTTGAACGACCAGGAGTCTCCTCCTGCATCGTAGATACCGATGTTGCCTTCCTCGCCTACGAACGAACCCGCCGCGGTGCCTTCGGTCACGATGACTCGTAGGCCATCAGCAGGCTCTGCACCGACGCCGGCAACGATGAGATTCCAAGAAGCTCCGTCCCATTCAACCAGGTCACCCTGGGAGAAGGAGGACCATCCACCCGTGGGAGACGAACCTACGATGTAGGCATCGCCATCGCTTGGCGATCCAGGGGGGGAAGACAGGGCATCATTGATGACCTCCCGGACGGCCACTGGGTCTCTCCATTTGAGTCCGGATAGACTGTTGTCTACATAAGCCTTGGAGGCCGCTGCTGTGGCCCCTGACGGCGTTGCCGGAAGTCCCGTGACTTCCGAGCCGCCAGTCATCTGGATGTCTCCCGACATGGCCAAGCCAGCCAGTGAGATGGTGTCCGTCGTGGGGTCCGACTCTTCGTGGAACCCGTACGTCGGGTTGATGAAAACGAATTTCCTCTCGGCCATGATGTCCTCCTTCTATCCGGGCGTCCGGATTATGTCGTTTTGTCCGTTTCGTCCTCTTCTGGAGGACCGGTGATTTCTTCTCTGTGTTTAAGCTCTCCAGAATCCTGGAGAACGTAGTCGTCAAATTTGATACCGAGCCTCTTTTCGAGTCCCGCGATTACAGCCCGACCCTCCTCCTGGGCCTCTGTCATGGACCGTTGCGCATCTGCCTGCTTTGCTCGGTTGGCGGCGACCTTTTCACGGTAGTCGATGCCGAGCAACTTCTCTGCCAGTTGAAGCTTCTCAACAATAGCAAGCTGTCCATTCGCACGAGCCTCATGTAGCTCCATGCGTGCCATCTCTACCTCGGTCATCCTCAGTTCTGTCTTTTCCTCAGTCATGTCTTCTCCTTACGAGTGTCTCATTGTCATCTGCAAGTCACCGGTCAACAACAAGATGTCCTCGGCGACTGCTACTCCTATTCCTTGAACCATCGCATACCCAGAAGGCCCAGCGGTGGGCGGAACTTGTGTCGGTGGATTCCCTGGTCTCCAAACAAAATACACTCTTCCAAGCTCCAATCCGCTGTATATCCCTTCAATGGGACCGAATAGTTGCATCCAACCTGTCGTTGTCGACGTCTTCTCAACAAGAATACCAAAGGCTGGCATTCGGGTCACGTCGAATGGGTCGGATCGGTGAACTTTCCACACTCCATCCACAGGGTTGTCCCTCGCAGCCATCGGGTCTCCGACTTCATCGGAGGACAGACACTCTACCTGAACTCGCTTTCGCGAATAGAGAGCATCTGCCCTCACGATGGTCAGCGGGTTGCGTGGAAATCCCATCCCCTATACCCCTGTGCCTTTTCGCCTAGTCACTGAGACTCCGGTGGCACAGCCGTTTCAGCCGACGGATTGCAGCGTCAAACCGCGCTTCCGCCGAGTTGGTGTACTCAATCTTCAGTCCCTCGATAACACCGTCCACATCGTCGAAGAGGAACGTGAAGTCTCCCCCCTTCTTCGATGCCTTCAAGAGCGTCACGCCCTTGAGATGCACATACCCAGCAAACGCCAGGTCCTTGACCTCCCTGTGCGTTGAAGGTCTTCCGCCGTTGCTCGACCGTTGTCTCTCGGCGTTCCTGTTCTCATTCATGTCTTTCTCCTTGCCCTCAAGCGGCTTTGTCGTGGTTCAAGTAGGTTTGTTCCTACTCTTCGTCTTCTTCGGCCACTCCGAATGCTCCTTTGAGCAGCTCGTAGAGGTCGTGTTTCGATACCCTCGACGGGTACTCGATCTCGTACTTGTCCGCGAACTCTTTCATCTGGGTCGCGGTGATGTCGTCGTATTCCGGGAATACGTCGTCATCTCGAAGAGCCAAGGCTTCCTCGCCACCGTCTTCTGAGCCTTCCGGGTCTTCCGGGTCAGTCGACGGCTTGCGTCCACCTGTGCTGGCTCCGAGGTCTTCGCTGAGATCTCCACCTTCGTCGCCGAAGGCGTCGTCATCATCGTCACCATCGGGATCTTCCGGATTCTCGGGTGGAACGTTGGCCTTCTTCTCGTTCTCTTCTTCGAGCTTCTTCGCAGCTTCCGCTGCCGAAATCGGCTTGAAGATTTTGGCCATCTCTTTCGGGTCACGCTTGGGAGTCTTCTCCTTGATTTGAGTAGGCTCTCCGGCAACCTTGGCCGCGATGCCAGGACGCCCTTCCAGGAGTCTGGCATTTACCTCGGCCTTGATGAGCTTGTGAACCTCTTCGAGGGTCTCACATTCGAATACGTCGAATTGCTCGATTTTCTTCAGCTCCGCGATTTCCAGGAGATGCTTCTTGTCCTTGCGCTCCTCGATGATCGAGAAGTTGGACGGCTGGTCTCCCTCGCCGGCGACGTACTTCGCACCGAGCGCTGCTGAAATGTACGTGAGCTTGACCGCGCCTTTCCGGGGGTCGTACTCCTTGAGTCGTACGGCATAGAACATGGGATTTCCTTTCAAAAACGTCAAAGGGGGGAGTGGCGGCCAGAGGTCTCAACGGGTCTCAGGCCGCCATTCACCCGCGATTGCCTGCTTATCGCAGCGGCCTAGTAGCTGAACACCAAGATGTTGAACGTCGTGGTGGACAGGTTTCCGCTGGCCTCCGCGCCGTCCGAGCGCTTGTACACTTTCAGCTTGTCGTTGGCCTTGTCATAGACAGGGACGAAATCGCCGCAGTCCTGACCGAGGACACCGATCACTTCGCGCTTGTCGCCGAATGCCGCCTGCACGTACTCCTGGAAGTCCGCGGTTCCACCGGACGGGTAGGCACCGTCTCCGGCGAACTGGAGGTGATCAACGAATTGCGGAGCGCGTTTCTGGCCCGCCTTATCTCCGACAGTTACAGTTCCGAGTGACATCTTACATTCCTCCTCTCGGCTTGGCCGAGATTCAAATTTTCAGTTCCAAAGTCCTGGACAGTCGAAGACTATCCCTTCGTGGTGAGCAGGGTCTCTCCTGCCACCGTATTCAGCGCTCCCTTGATCTCGTTGACCAGGGTAAGAGCTGTGGCGAGGTCCGTCGCATCGGGGCTGGTGATCTCCGCTACCTGGAGGTTGGCCAGGTCGTCGGCGATGTCACGCAACGCTTGTGCGAGGGTGGGTTTCCCCTGGGCGCCGCTCGGTACCACATTGGCACCGCCGAAGCCGAAGTTGGTTTTAATCTCTGCCATCGTACTTCTCCGTGTTGAAGGTTAACGGGAAAGAACCGGGACCTCCGGAGAGGCCCCAGCCTTCACCTCAGTCGCCTACTCCTGCGTCCTTACGTCGTAGGCTTTGACGACTGCCCGCTCTTCCATCCACTGGAAGCCGAGACGCACGCTCGCCACCATGATCCACTCGCCGGCGGTGATGTCGCGGTCGGTCTCGACCTTCACCTTGCGCCAGAACCCGGCGATCATATTCTTCGGGTCGGTCAGCAAGATGTCCGTGGACTTGCTGCTGGTTCCGGTGTTGTCCGGCATGACCGGCACGGGAACCAACGCACGGCTCGCGTACCGCACGGGAGCCTCGTCCTGGAGGAACTTGTCTCCCAGCACGGTGGCGCGGTCAGCGAGGTAGTCGCGGTACTCCAGCTCCCCATCCTCGGAAGTGAGGAAGCGCTGCTTGGCGCGGTTGCGGTTGTACTGGCTCGGCATCGCCTTGACCGTCTTCTTGAGAACGGTCTTGTCGATGGGCTGGTCACCCACGTTTACCGTGTTGGTGACGGCCAGCTTCCGAGCGCCGTCGAACAGCGCCAACAGGTCGTCCGAGGACGTGGTGTCGCCGTTCAACATCATGTCGTCGATGTCCAGGGAGATATGCTCCGCGAACATGGACATGACGGTGTTCTTGAAGGACCCGCCCTCGATGTTGTCTTCGAGGACTTCGTCGTTCAGACGCATCTCAGCACGGCACAGTACCGTGGTGAGCGTGGTCTGGCTGGTGGTCGGCTTGGTGCGGTCGTTCACGCCCAGAGCGCGTCCACTGTGACCGGGACGAAGCACGCGACCGTTGATGCCGATCTTGTCGATCAGCCTGGTGTGCGACTTCATTCCGTACACTGTTGCCAGGCGCAGAATGGTGGCCTCTTTGATGAGGTCTTTGATGAACTTCTTCGCCTGCTCGGATTGGAGATAACCGCCGTCGTTCTTGAGATCGTCGACGATCATGTCCGCCTTGTTCATGATGCTTTTATTGGACTTGGCCATTGTTTCCTCCGTAATCGGTGTTTGACGTTTACCTTTCTACCTTTCCTACTCGTCCTCTTCTACGTCTTGGGCTAAGTCTCCTGCCCAGCTCAGGCTGTTGCCCTTGCCTACCGCGAGTTCGGCTTCCTCTTCTCCGGTCAACAGAGCAGTGGAGCTACCGATAGTCGCGTTCGACTTGATGAGCTTTGCCTTGGCGACACGCAATTCCTTGCGAGCCTTCTTGAGCTGAGCCTCAAGCTTCGCGTTCTTCTCACGAAGCTCTTGGACATCCCCATTGTCACCGGAGGGTGCGCCTCCTCCAACTCCGACACGCACGTTTCTCTTACCCGTTGCTGAGAGTTCAACACCGTCGGACTCCAAGTGGGCGTCAAGGGCCGAGCGGACTTTCACGTCCATCAGCACACTTTGAACTTTGCCGCCAGCTTCATCGAGCCAGGAAGACATGTCGGTATCGTCTTTCCCTTTGGCGTCCCTGTTGTCGTCCGAACCGTTGGATGAACCGTCGGCTTGGGATTTCTTGTACTCTTCCAGCAGATCCTCCGGGAGCAGCTTCGCAACTGATTCCGGAAGCTCCATCACCACCGAGGCGGACAGTGCCGCACGCACGATACGCGCTGCCACCACGGTACGACTCTTCTCTTCGTACTCGCGATAATTCCGCTTGAAGCGGAGCAACGATGTACCGACGACTTCCTTGGAGGTCTCATCCTTCTCGCACCCCAGGGGGAACTGGAAGTTGACGGGATCTCCGTACAGCTCTTCGGTCGTGGGAGACTTCGCAGGAGCCACAACGTGACTCTTCTCTTCTGCGAGGATCTCTATTCCGTACTTCTCTGCTCTGTCCTTCTGGGCGGCCTTCTGTTCATCCGAGCCTTGGCCTGCCTTGAGGGGCTTGCCACATTTCGGACACATCGACGCACCCGGCTCGACTTGAGCGTTGCAGTACGGGCAAGTGGCTTTGTCAGCCGAGTTGTCTTCCTGCTTCGCAAGTTCTTTCAGCGCCGGCAACACACTCTCGATGGAAAGTGCAAGCGTATCGCTCTTTGCTGTCACTGCCACTGCCTGGCGGATAAGCTCTTCGAGCTGCCACTGACCGTGGAACGCATCCTTGATGTCGTCCTGGGAAAGCGAGCCGCTGTCCATCTTATCCTTGAGGGTCTGGAACCGCTCCATGAGCGTCTCCATCGCCTCTTTGCCAAGCTCCATCGCCACGCCTTTGCCTACCGGCTCCGGCTTTTTGCCGTCGGCCTTGACGACGAAGAACTTGTTCTGCCTGTTTGCGCCGCGGTCCACCAGGGATACGAACATGGTGTCGATCTCTTCGAGGCGGGCAACGGCGGGATCTTTCTTCTTCGCAGTTGTCACGTTACACCTCCGTTCGGCGTGCTTTGCCACCGATGGAGAACGCTCCGATCTTTCCGTCCTTGATGGCCTTCCAGATCTCGTCGTTCTTTACCCTCAGCGCCATGAGCCACGTTCCCTTTTTGACCTTGTACGCATCCTTGCCTTTGCCGATGGTGAACTCGACTGGGGCTAGGTAGGACTCCAGGATGGCCACGTCGCCCTCACTCAGAGCATCCCACGAATGCATGAGGTCAATCTGGCCGTACTTCTCCATAAAGCCGTGAGCAGAGTCGCGCACAGCCTTCGCGGAGTAGATGTCGCCCTGGGTGTCCGGTTTGTAGTCAGCGCCTTCCTCTCCATCGTTGGGTTCGAGAACGAGTCCGAGGATATACCTCTCTTCACTCTCTTCTGCCTTCTCGATGGTTTCTTCAAAGAGCGTCAGCCCCTTGTTCAGAATGCGCTCGTTCAATGCCTTCACAGCGTCGTGATCGGCGATTGAAGCAGCGATGTCCTTCTCAGCGTCAGCGTCTTCACGCTTCTCTTTGGCAATCTGGCCATAAATGGCCTTGATGCCGTCCGCCAAGTCGAACGTGCGGTATTTGCCGAAGTAGCCGGGGTCGTACTGGCGGAACCTGTACGACGTGTCGGTCTCATCGACTCCCGCATCGACGAATTGCTTGTGTTCCTTGATCCAGGCTTTCGCCTGTTCCTTCGTGAACTTGTCCTTAGAGAACACCAGCGACTGAACCGCCCATCCTCCGGGCGAACCAGTTGGTCGTCTCCCTGTCTCAGGTTTCTCCGACTGGACCTGGTAGGTCTCATCGTCATCGACAGAGTGGACCAATATCTCGCCGACACGGCGAGCCGTAGTCCCGACCGGCGGATCTTCCTTGTGCAGCTCCATGCCCACCATGGCCTTGGCCTCGGTGTGGATCTCTGCAAGCAAGGTGGCATCATCGCATCCGAAGAATGCTACATCCTCGGACCCGACTTTGCCTTTAAAGATGCCGATCCCTTTCATGGGACTACTCCTTGCCGCCGGGCGTTACGGACGCTTTCACGCCTTTTTCGAGGTCCCTGTCTTCGCAGTTGGCTTTCGCCATCTGGAAGTCGGCAACGGCTCCCTTGGAACGTGGGGACATGTCACCACCCCAACCTTCCCAGGTCTTCTCGTCTTCCTCGTCATCGTCGTCATCGTCGTCGGAATCGGACTTCTTGGTCTTCTTCTTCTTGGACTTCTTGGACTTCTTCGCCTTCTTTTTCTTTTCGGCGTCGTCCCCTTCATCCTCTTCGGAATCATCGGAATCGTCGTCGCCGTCCTCTTCGTCCTCTTCGTCGGAGTCGTCGTCATCGTCGGAGTCGGAGTCGTCTGAGTCATCCTCACCCTTCTCCAGTTCGGCGATGCGCTTGGCCTGGTCCCGCACGAGCTGTTCGAGGTTGGCAAGGCGGTCGTCTGCCGACTGCTCTACCAGAACCTCTACACCAACCTCATCGTCGGGGTTGGTCTTGCCAGACGCTTTGACCGATTCGACGTTCTTGGCCAAAATCTTGGCACGAGTCTCATCGGGGTTTTGGGCGAGGGCCGCGATCTCCTTCTCGGTATGCTCACGGAACTCGGACAGTTTCATGGTGGTGATACGTGTGGTGGGGCCGCTGTCCTCGCCCGCTCCCGTCGACGCATCGATTGCTTTGCGCAGTGCGGTCAGCTCTTTCTTCTCGGCCTTGGAAAGCTTTCCACTCTCCATCTTGGCCAGAAGCTCAGACTGACGCTTCACGACTTTGAGCAGTTGCTCGTTCATGATGGTCTCCTTAATGCGGCGCCCAGAGCTTTCGCTCTACGGGCGGTGTAAATGTTTCTCCATCCAGTTCTGCACGCAGAGCTTTACCAGAAAGCTCGACGCTTCGGATGGCGCTGAAGCCGTAGTCTCCTCGCAAGCGGCGGAACCACATAGCGATGATTTCGACCCGGCGCCTCTTCTCTGCTTCTGTAATCTTGCCCTTGATCTGTTCTAGGTTCTTTCCTTCTCTGCGTGCATCTTCTATGAACGAGATCTTCAGATTTCTGATGAACCCATTCAGAACCGCCGCTGCCTGTTCTTCGTCTGTCGCGAGGTCATTGGCAAGCCTGTAGAATTCTCCACGGCCCGCTCTGAACTGATGTGGCACAAAAATGTGTGTCATGGCTTAACGTTACCTCAACCCTGCTTGAGCTGTCAAACAACTCTTTATTTTGGCGATATTCTTTTCCTCTTAAAGAATCCTGCCTTTTCTACGTCTTTGAGCGCCTTGCGTATCGCATCCTGCGTTTTCGCCTTCCGAAGGGCTGTGAGAGCATTCGCACTCATCTTCACCTTCGCCCAGTCGAATTTCATACGCAACGACGATGCTTCGTCTAGTCCTCTTATCCAGTAGAGCCTACTCGCTCCAAACTCCGCCTCATGAAGGACTACTGACTTCAACCTCTCAGGGGTGACCTTGCTGATACGCATGGTCACAGCTAAATCTTTACCACCCAATCGTAGTCTCTGCAACGTTTGGGAAAGGTCTCCGGCAACGTTGGGGTCAACGTTACCACCAACGTTAGGCCCAACGTTTACGGGAACGTTACCACCAACGTTTGGAGAAGGTCGTTTTCCCTTGTAAAGTTGCCACCTTGCCTTCTTTTCGAACTCATCGAGTTTCTTCGGGTCGAGCTTCCATTTCGCCGCTGCTGCCTCTGAGCCACCTGTCTTGATGGCGCGTCGGTAGGCAATCGTTGGCTCGACTCCGACCATCTCTGCTGGGTACCCGAGGCGGGCTGCCATCAGCACCGGGTCGTTCTGTCCCGCTATCGTGGTTCTGCCCCTCGTAACCTGTGTTCGGGGTACGTATGTTGGTGGCCGCTGGAAATCCCGCCTGGTAGCTCGTGAGGTGGTAGACGGGGCGAATCCTTGCCTGGTAGTGGGCCGGTACGGTGCTGTGGGTCTCGGCCTTGGCATGACCGGAGCTGCCCTCGCCACCATTCCTCTTGGAACGGAAATCACCGTCGTCCTCGGAACCGTCGTCGACCGGCAGTTGTAGTGGTACGGAGGCACACCTACACCGACGTTCGTGAGGTCTCTTCCAAGTCGATGGAACTTGAACTCACCGCGGTCATCGAGTCGGCCCATGCCAGAACGAACCACGTCTGCAACCCTGTAACCGTTCATCGTCTCGATGTATTGCTGGCCGCTGGGATCTTTGCGTTCCACCATGAAGGGGGATACCTTCCGGATGTCTTCCGGGTTGTCGATCTCAAGCGCTCTCATCTGCTGGTTGTAAACCACGTCCACTTCAACAATCGTTCCATCGAGCGCCCTGCATATCTCCGTGGTGCGCTCATCAAGGATAGCCTGCACCTCCAGATACTCAATGCCTGCATCTCGATACCCGCTCACATCGGAGTAGGCCCTGGCCCTGGTGACCGCGACGCCGGCGACGACACGGGCGTAGCTGGCACCGTACTTCTTCCACATGTCCGGTAGCTGTCGCTGTAGCTCCTTGGCTATCCAGTTCTGTCCGAGTCCATGCCTCATGCCTTGCTGCACGATGGCCCTGCCCCTGGCTGTGAGAGCATCGGAGCGTTGGCCGAACTGGTCACGCAAGAACCACCCAGTCTGAGCTGCCTGCGCTCGTAGCGCGTCGATGTCCACCTGGTTGAGCGACAACCCAACCCTGGCCGTCATGTATTCGTGGACCACCTTCCGGGAATCCTTGGCTACACCTTTGGCCGTGGTGAACACCTTCGCCGACCACGTGGGCATGATCTCCTGCAACCGGAGCTTGTTCATCACCTTCCGCGCTCTAGTGAACACTTTGTCCGTGTCAGCCGCAGACAGGTTGCTCCAGTTCACATCGAGAACCTTGAGCATCCTCTCCAGGTATGGCGTGATGAACTTCCGGTCGAGACCTCTCAACTGACCGGCGAGCTTCTCCGCCATGCGTGTGATGTCTCTCGGGTTGTTCGACGACAGCGCCTTGTTCACCAGCACGCCGTTCGGAGCGACCATGAGAACGTCCTGGCTCGCAGCCTGTGCGCTGCTGAGAGTCACCACTTCGTCCATGACCTCGTACACCGGCGCACCTTTGCCACCCATGGCCACCGCTCTACATAGATACGCTTTGCCGTGGGTCTTTGCCGCTGCCGCTGCCGCCAGCCGAGCCTTGTTTACCGAGGCTACATTGAGCCGTACACCGCCTTGGATGCCAAGCGATGGAATGAGTAGACCATAGCCCATGACCTTGCTGACGCTCACCGTGGAAGCCCTGGTGCGCAACAGGGCCTCCTTGAGAGACCTGCCTACTCGCAGAACCGGATGAAGCGTCACGTAACCATGCGCTTCCCTGGCATATTGGGCCATCATCTACTTGTTCATCTCTGCTGCCTGGCGCCTCTTCTCCTCAAGGATGTCCTTGGTGATCTGCGGCGGCCTCTTGATTCTCTTGGCGAGTCGTTCCGAGACATCGGACCTTTTTGCTGACGTCGGCACAATGGTCTCTTCGGCCTTCCTCTGCTCAGGATTCTTCACGTCGGTCAGCTTGCCGGCACGTATCCGGAACGACATCGCGCACTTCATGCACGTGCCTGAACCACACACGAACGGCTGCTTCACTGTGGGAGCATCATCGGGACCGATGACCTCCGACACGTGGAACTGCACCGAGTGACAGAACGGACACTTGAAGAAGCAGATCGGCTTCGTCGGGTGCTTGGTGATCTGGCCATGCTTCAAGCCGGTTGCCGCAAGAGAGGTGCCTCCCTCAACGACTACGAACCTACTCGTCGCTGGCTCCGTCTTCTGATTCGATGTCATCGTCTCCGCCTTCTGGTCTATCGATAAGTCGCGCTGTCACGTCCATGTCGTAGCCAAGGCTTCTCAACTCTGCGGCGAGGGCCTCTCCTACACGATTCTCTACGTCTGCTACTCGGTCGTCCAACTCCTGGAGTGCGCCTTGCGTCTCCGCATCCGCTCCTCCCGCTGCACTACCGGACGTGAGACCGGCCAGCGTCATGGTCATGGGTTGCTTGGTCCATGCTTCTTCAATCTCTTCGAGTGGACGATTGAGAACATCTCCCATAAGCTCACGGATCTCGTAAGGTACTAGTCCACCATGTGGTGCTGCTGCCTTCACAATCTCCGTGATCTCCTCTGACGACCTTGTGGGCGGACTATTGCTCTTGAAGAGCAGGTACTTCACGCCTATCTCCGGCACGATGTACTTGTTGTAAATCCAGTCAACTCTATCCCTCTCGGGCTGGAACACCTGCTGCTCTGCGAACCTCAACGACGCGAGAGCCGTAGCACGGTTGAAGTCCTTCGTCTCACCACGAAGCAATCGAGGCAAGCGAAAGGATGAGCCGATGCGGTCAGAATTCCTCACATCGTACTGCGAGAACAACTGGTCCGTGTGCTGGCTACCAAACAACGACTCGAACTTGAGCTGCGGCAACTGAGGCTGCACGCCCGGCTCGGTCTTCATCGGAGTGGCCTCGACCACCAACATCTTGTGGAAGTTGTCGGTACCGTACAGCTCACTGGCGAGGCGTCCCTCGATACGCTCCTTGAGCTGCCTGGGTATCGAACCTCCGGATACGAACAACAACCCTGGCGGGATGCCCTTGCGGTTGAAGTAGAAGTAGTTCACCTCATCCGCTTCTCGTGTACCGAGTACGGCAAGCAGGTTGCCTATCCAGCGTGGCGGCGGACACGGCGTCTTGGGCGAGTGCTGAGCCATCCATAGCAGCTCGTTCGCCTCTTGCGGAATATCCTTCTTGCCATTGTTTCCCTCTTTGGTCTCCTTGCGGACCATGGTGTCCACGTCCTTGTAGACCTTGCCGGTCTTCTGGGACACAACCCTCGGGTCGCCGGGAGACTTGAAGTAGATCTTCTGGCCGTTCACTCTTTGGACGTAACGTCTGAATCGACGCAACACCTTAATCTCTCGTCCATCCGAGATTGGAGTGATGGAGTCGTCTTCCAGCACCTCCACAACCTTGCCTTCGTCCTTGAGCGGACGCACGGTGTAACCCGGCACGTACTTGAGGCGCTTCAACCTCTTGTAGGTGTCTCGGATCATCTCCATGCAGCCCCAGCCGTGGCTCTCGTAGTCGGAGCGCACCGCTCTACGCAGGTCGATGAACGACATCTCTGAGCAGACGTGCTTGAAGAACGCATCGAACACGTACTTCTCTCGGCGAAGGGCATCTTCAATCTCGCTGAGCTTCTCCTTCACCTCTTCGTCGGTAACCTCCATGTCTTCCGAGGTCTCTTCGTCGAGGTCGTCGTCCTCTTCGGACTTCTTGCTCTTCTTGGCTTTCTTCCCAGCGGCCTTCGCCTGCTCCTCCAACTCACGCTGGAGGGCCTCTTCCTGGGCGTCCATCCACATCTCTACTTCGAGAGCTGCCCGAACCGCCTTCTCTGCATCTTCGCTACTGAGGTCAGCCATCCAAGGCTCAATCGGTACCGACTGATACCCGAAGCCCTCGATGTTCTGCTCGTAGGCGCTGATGTTCGGCGTCACGTGGGGACACAGCTCGATGTAGTTGAGCAAGCTCTCCGGATCGTAGGGTGGAACCACGGCTCCGGCGTCTCCCCATGCCTCCTCATCGTCGAACATGGAGGTGAGCGCACTCGTTTCATCTATCGCTGCGCCGGCCAGCACCCTGGCCTTGGCCATGAGGGCATGAACAGTCGTTCTCTTGGCCTCGATGGCCTTCTGAAGCTGCTCAGCCCTCGATGGCTTTTTCCTCTTGTTCTTGGGGGCCATTACTTATTCTTCCCGGCAATCCGAAGCTCCGAGTCAGCCTGGCCCACCGTGCCGACATTCGTGATGTTGATGCGCACAAACTGGTACGCATTGTCGATAGTTCCGTTGCCGCTCGCCGCCAGGTTGTGGATGTCATCCCATGACAACCCTGCAAACGACGCTTGAAGGGAACCTTGCATGTCTGCCGTGGCATCTTTGGAATAATCGAACGCCATGTGTTCGAGCTGGTTGACTCTCAGGCGCTCGCCGGCACCTGTGGCCAAATCTCCGTTGCCATCTACCGGCCACGCTACTTCATGATTGAAGGGATTCATCGCTCTCCTCCTTGGCTGGCCTTGGCTTCTATCCGCTGAACCGCCTCGACCAGTGCTGTCTTTACTTGTTGGTCAATATCCGTGCGCAGGCTCTGCACGCGGAGTTGTTCGATTGCTCTCTCCTGGTCCGACTTCTCAAGCCTACCGATGTCGTTGACCAGGTTCTCGGCGAACTTCCCTGTATCCAGGTCGTTCTGTATCTCGCCGAGGATCTTGTCGAATGAGTCTTGCTGTATTCCTCCAGCTCGTGAGACACACCGACAGACAATAGGGACCTTCACGTTCTTCTCTCCACTCGGGAGATCCATGGTTCGGTATCCGTGGACACCTGTTCCGTGGCAACGCTTGCAGTTGCTCTTCGCCTTGGAGAAATCTACCTTCTCCTTCAGTCTGAGTCTTGGTTCTCCTGTTCCCATGGGACACCTTTCTCTGCGGCTTTCCCGCGCCACCAACGAGCGAAACACGACAGGCATTTCTCATTCATGCTGGCGTGTCCACAGTCGGTGTATTCTTTGCCGGAGCGTGGCCCACCGCCTTCACGGACCAGGGTCATACGCTCACGGAAAACACTCAGGGGCATCGATACTCTAACCGGTGGGTAGTATGGGTCTTTCACCTCAAACGGCAAGAGCGGGTCATCGTCGAGGCTCAGGGTGGCCTCATCCATCATGGAGAGGATGTCCTCCAGCTCGTGATCGTTCACCCTGACCTCCGTACCACCATGAAGGGCAAGGCAGTCTCCGATCACTGCGTCCCAGCCCCTGTCATCGACGAACACATCCGTTGTGGCTACCGCGACGTACGACTTTCCAAGTAACGATCTCAAGTCATCGGACTCAACCATGATGGTGACCTCCATATCGCCATCGCGCACCTTGGTGAAGGCTGCACCATTGCTCGTGTCATAGCAAATAACCGGTGTCTTCTTGGGTGCCGATGCTGAATTCATTCTCGCCTCCTGGGGACCATGCGTCAAGGAAGTATCGCCTTGCGCCATTCACCGCCTGAGAGAAAGCATCCACCATGTCGTCGTTCCTACCGAACGGAAAGTCAGTCAGCTCGCCTATCAGATTGCCTCTCTCCGGGGACCAATCGGCGCCGTTCGGGTTGAGGTGCGAGGAGAAAATGACACGTCCGTCCTCCATCAGCGGGGTACAAGCCTGCAACCTGTGGAACTTCGACACCTTGGGGGATGTTGTCTCAACGATACCTCTCAACATCGGCGCTTTGTTCAGCACCCACTCATCAAGGGTGGACTGGCCGACCTTCTCTATCAGAATCCTGAACGGTAGGAACTTCTTCCACTCCTTGATGACCGCCTCTGCTTGCTGCCCGACAGTGAGGTGGCCATGCCATGCGTCCACCACGTAGATGAACCCAAGCTCCTTGTCGACAGCGATGATGCATCCTGACGAATAGTCGTTGTGTTCCTTCACGCCTACCGCGGTGTCGTATGAGCTGAAAAACACGAGGTCATCGAGCCGCTCCATGAACTGGGGTAGGCTACCAAGATCCTCGTACTTCAACCAGTAGTCACGTATCAGAGCGTTCTCATCGTCAACCACGTAGTTCCGGAATGCTCTATTGAACTCAAGCGAACCAATCTCACGGAACCTCGTCCGGAGGCGCTCTTCTGACCACTTGTCCGGCCAGAGACTCCCGAAGCTATCGCCGACCCGGTAGAGCAGCGTCTTGTACTCCGGGTTCTCCATCAGGATGTGGTTCAGGTCGTCCTTGTGCCAGAGCGTACAGATGTTCCACACACGGCTATCCGGCTCCAGGATGTTGGACCAGTCAGCGAACCAGGCACGCTTGACCGTCTCACGCTCCTTGGCCGAGAACCCATTCCGGCGGTCAACCACGTCGTCAGCGATGAGCAGGTCTGCTCGACCACCGGTGACGTTCATGTTGATACCCGCTGCCTCGATGGATGCGTCACGATGTCTGATTCGACGCTTTACTACCAATCGGTGCTTGGACCATTCGGCGTCGTGGTCTGGCTCCAGGCCAGGGAACACCTTGTGTAGGCGTCTGTTCGTTTCGAGGTGCTGCCGGATCTCGAACAGCCTCTCCATCGCCCTGGGGTCGCTTGCACATCCAATCTTGATTCGGAGGTTGGTATCGTTGCCCAGCTCGAACAGGGTTCTGCCGACTACCTGGGTTGTCTTGCCGTGGTCACGTGGGGCTATGACTGAGACTCTCGGGTGGGTGGACCATGCTTCGTCCCACTCATCGTGGAACCATTGCTGTCTCAGTGGCTCAGTGGACTTCGGGTCGGCGAACACGTACTCCATGAACGCACCGAAGCTCTTCTGCGCTGCTCTCCTACGAAGCTCTTCAACGCCCGCAGCCATCCTTTTCTTCTGCTGTGGGGAAGCATTACGCAGAGCCTTCTTGTCCATCTGGACGACCGGTAAGTGCCGCCTGGGAGGACGATAGCCTGGGTGTAGGGAGCCGCCGCTACTTTGTTCCTGTGCTTGCATCCTCACCGTCCTCAGCATGTGCTGGCATTAGTCCGGTGCGTGCAAACTCGGCGATCTCCTCATCCGTCCAGCCATCGAACTGGTTCTGCTCATTCGAGCGGTCGCTCACGCCGATCTTCACATCGTCGCCACCGAGCAGTCGCTCTTCGAGTTGAATGAGGTCCTTGAGCGCAGCCGGCACCTTGTCCTCTGAGATCTTGTCGAGGTCGAAGTTGCCCATCAGCTTCTCAGCCACTTTGGCTTTCGCAAGCCGGACGATCTTGAGGTTGTTCGCCCGTGACTTCACCAGCTCCCTGTCTGCCTTGTTCTGGGAGTCCGACTCCATCTTCTGCCAACGCTCATGGATTGGAGGCATCTGTCTCTTGGGGTCACCAGGGCCGTCGATGTACTTCTTCGCCGTCTTGTAGCAAACCCCTGCCTGCTTGGCCGCGTGCGTGATCTCCTGCTTCTCGCAGTACGCCTTCCACATCTTCTCGTACTTCTCTGGCGGCATCTTGGCCTGTGCGCCTCTGCGGCCCTTGCCTTTGGGGAGAGTTCCACCCTTCTTCGGGGGCTTACCCGAACCTCGGTTCTTGCCTCCCCTGCCGCTTCCTTTGCCAGATTTTTTCGATGGCATACCAGATCACCCTTGTTGCACCATTTGCCTAAGTTTACCGCTCTCATGCATCTTTGACAAGACTTTTGTCAAAAGAACGTCGCTCTTGCTTTTACAACTTTTCTTTGCAAATGCAAGCGTCCAAACTATGGCTGTTTCGGAGAATCTTGTCCAGTGGGTGTGTCGACCCACTTTCAGTGGTATGCCGAGGGCCTTCCTAGATGTCGATAATCTGTGCCATCTGAACTCCACCAGACTCACAGAGACGCTTCGCCGTGACCGTCTTTCCGCACTCTCCACAGACCGCCATGCCCGTCACCGGGTTCATATCCTTCGCCCATGGCTTTCTGCACCGACACTCATCTCCATCGACCAGCCTGAACACCATCTCCTCTTTCGTCGAAATGACCGTTCCATCTGGAGCAAGGTCGATAGTCGTCTGCGTCTTCTCCTTCACCGCTGTAACCACTTCGCCTGCTTGCACCGGTCCTTCCGCCATTCCCTCAACCACCGTCGCTTCGATGTGGTCTTCCACCTGGTCTCCCATCGCTTTACGCGCCCAATCGTAGAACTCCTTATCGTGCGTCGCTTCGCCTCTTGTAACCTGAAACTCCTCCATCTTGAAGGTGCCTGGCACGAACTCTGCCATCTCAGCGCCGCTTGATTCGTTCACGTCATCCACGATGAGTCCCGTCGCTTTGGTCGTTCCGTCTCTTTCGACAACAAAGTGATGCGGCACCTTCGCCTCTTCCGTCGAAACGCCCTTTATGTCGAAACGCCTCTCTACACCACCTATCTCAATCTTTCCCTTGAAGCCCTTGAGTTCAATCATCCTTCGCTCCCTTCACAAGCTGCAATCCCTCCATGCCGTAAGCTCCGTAGTCCTTCTCAAGCTCTTCAACCTTCGTCCATCCTCCGTCGATGGTGATTGTCTTGCTCCCAAGCTCTCCGTCTAAACGAACAATTCGACACTTAAGAGTGCAAGCACGCCTGAATCCGTCACTGCCGTGCCCAAGTTGGTACGATAGGACTTCGTACTCACGCCCCTGCCATTCAACCCTGTCACCTTTCTTCAAACCCGTGACTGCCTCCAAATGACGATGGTGAAGACCACGCTGCAATCCTGCAAGTATCGCCTTCCCCTGAGACATCTTCGTAGAAATGTCGTTCGCCTTCTCCCTCGCCTCTACAATCTGCTCCACCGTCATGGGAGAACGCTCTCGCTCCAGATGCTTGCACAAAGCCATCGACGCAGCAAAGCTGTCCTTCACGCCCTTCCACCGCCAAGCCATGTCCTTGTTTCCCGACTGGCAGATGTAGAGATAGCCCTCCTCCTGATTGAACCAGTAGTCCCTTCCGTCTGGGAGGGTGCCTGAGAAGCCGTCATCGTCGAAGGCTATGCTAAAACCGAGTGCTTTGAATTCCATCGTATTCCACCCCTAACTACTGAACATAGAATCATGTGGACCTATGTATTCTTTTGTGCGTCTTCAAGAAGGTGTTCCATGGCTATCTTGTACTTTCGGACGCCAGTCTCAATGCTTCTGACCAGCTCGTTCAGTTCATCCATGGCATCCTTCAAATCGCCATAGTCCTTCCGCGCTTCTGTTGCCCATCTATTCACCGCGAATTTCTTCGCCTCTTCGAGGACGCTGAACTCGGCTACCCTTGTTGGTGAATCCTCGGTGCCTTCTCGCTCTGTGCCGACCTCCATGTACAGAACGTTGTACACATACCATGCACCCTTTATCCGAAGCACCTCCATCGCGTGGAGGTCGTCATCCGGATGGATGTAGCAGCCATGTACCTCATCAGCCTGATTGTGTTCGACATCCAACTTTTCCCATTTTAGAATTTCACTCATTCCATTCTCTTTCTGCCGCTTGCCTGCTCTATCTCGCGTAGCAAACGCACTGGCCTTCCTGCCAGGTTCCGCACCGCGAACACTCGGTGAAGGTCTTGAACTCCTCCCAAGTGGTTATCGGATCATCGTCGTCTCCATACATCTCCACCCAGACTTTTCGGCGGCGACCTTCATGACTCAGCTTCAACTTGGGCTTGGTGTCGGTTCGCTCTTCCCTGGATACAAGGGTGATGACAATCTCATCTCCTGCCTGGAACCCGGCTTCTGTGAGAGCCGAGCGAATGTCTGCCTCGCCGTCGGCACCGCGGATGCTCACCTGGTTCGGCCAGCTCCTCGAACTGATGATTCGGCCTCTCACTTCCACCTTTGTCTTGTCTTTGTCATGCGCCATCTCAAACCTGCTTTTTTCTTCGGCCATGTGCTGTCTCAGGCCGGGGTTTTATCCGCCTTCGCCGAATATTCTTCACTTTCGAAGCGGGCGGTACGGCTCCTGTGTCTCTCCGTGTAGCCACTCAAGCTCTCCATGGACCCAGCGATAAGGATTGACACACTCCTCACACCTACCGTTCTCACCTACAACCACCATCTGCCTTGAACTGCACCTGCCGCAGTGGGTGATCATCGTGCCTTCCTTGTCACCTGGGTACACACACTCGAACCCAGCCTTCTTGAATAGCCACCCACCGAGCTTCCTCCATACCCAATCCCAGAACCTGCTGGGGTAGGGACCGCGGACGTAGGCAACGTATTCCGCCGTCAACGGAACCTCTCTCATCACCATCCGGTGGGTCGCCTTGCTGATGGCTGTCTTCGTTCCCTTCCGGTGGGTTTCGAGCAGCTCCATGTAGTGTTGATGCTCCATCTGTTCTCCTACATCCTGTCTTTCAGTATCGAGTACGTCGGCTCCTCATGCCCCACCAAGTTGTGCTTGAGCGTCCCGTCTTTGGCTACGTAGATGGATGTCTTCTTGAGACACACCTCGCAGAGATGCCTCCACTTGATCACCACGGCTCTCGACAGAAACTTGGACTCCGGTCTCAGCACACCGAATATTGAGCCGAATCTACCGCATTCTTCGCATATGCCTTCTATTCTTACCTCTGCCATTTGAACTCCTAAAAAATATCATCCGGGTCGAATAGCCATCGAAGACAGTCATCCGCCCACATCCATAGCCGAAGTGTGCCGTAGACCAACCCACCTGCAACCATCACGAACGCTTCCACAGCGAGGAAAGACATGACGAAATGCTCCAGGAACATCATTGGCCGACCACCCTCTTGACCAGTTCATCGGGTACCGTCCACACTCCTTGCTTCCCAGGACACGGAATCGGCTCCGGAAGAGCTACGGCCTCCTCGACGACCCAGCCCCAAGGCCCGAAGAACCATGGGCTATCGGATTGCTGCGTCACGTCTACCACCTTGAACGTGCCAACGATTCCGGTGGGTGACTCCTCCTTGCTCGGAGGTATGTACAGACCATTCTCGATCATCCAGTCCGCACCTTCTTGGTCGTACTTCTTGCCGGCGTGCAGCGCCATGGTCTTGCCAATCAGCTTCTCCCACAATGGCCAGACCCTATTCTCGATGTCTTTCCCACCATGGAGGATCGCCTGGTCCCAGGGTCTCCATAGCGTGATTACTCTCAGTTCATTCTCCATCAATTCCCAACTTTCTTCAGTGGGTTACGCTCGTCTTTAGCAACATGTCCGCTTGTTCGCGCAGACTACAGCCTGACGCCCTGAAATATTCTCTCAGCTCGTCTATGTTCTTCTCGTCTGAGTTCCTCTGTCCATCTTTGGAGTTATCCCAAAGCACATGCACGTCCTCTCTGTGATCCTTTGGGCATTCCCTGTACAGGTCTATCGCGCAGCCGATCTCTCCTCCCTCTCTCCAGTTGATTGCCACCCGGACACCCTCGTGTTCCCTGTCGTCATCTTCTCCGCGTTTGTACTCTCGTTCCTCCATCTCAAAGGCCAGGTCTATTACCTGTCCAAGGGTTATGTCGTTCAACACTTTTCTCTCCAAACCTTCGTCGACCTTCTTCATTTTTTCGCTCCTTGTTTGTGTTTTCGAAGAAAACTCTTCACTCCGTCTCTATTGATGAAATTCCCTATTGCTATCGCTGACTTATCATCCAGGTCATTCTTGTCACGGAACTTTCTCAGAACTTCCTTCCATTCTCCTATCGTCGAGATCTTGCTGATTTCTTCTTCGAGTTCAACAAGCTCTCCGATGGTCATGTTTCTGATCTTCTCGCTCATCTGTCCTCCAGGAACTCTTTCGCCCTCTTGGTTGTCTCCATGCACTTGACACCGTCGAAGTTCTTCGATGTGATGCCCCACTCCAGCGCCTTCTCAAGGATCTCTACCGCCTTGTCCACTGCCCTGCCCTCCTTCGTCGTGGACCTCTTGAATGACTGGACAACCACCCTCATCGGGTTCTCGGTACATGCCGCATAGTGGGCATGGAAGAAATCGTGGTCCGCCGGCTCCACCGCGAGCATTGTGAATCCGCAAAATATACAGGTATGCTTGAGCGTCTTCGGCTTTATCTCTTTAAGTTCAACCATTTGTATTCTCCAGCGACTTCCGCACTCTCTCTGCTCCCTCGGTCGCCACTCGCACAAACTCATCCGCTGTGGCCGCCAGCTCACAGATTGCGTCGATGTATTTCTGCCGTGGTCGAACACCATTCTTCCAGCGTCCAACCTGTGATCTGCTCACTCCGAGAACCCTCGCCAACGCAGCCATCCCTTCCTTCTCTCCGAAGACCAATCCGAGTGCGCTGATTGCCTTTTCAATCTGCTCCTGCGCCATGATGCGGACTGGCTCGTGCGCTCCGTGTCCGCAACAGATACTGAATCCGCCCTTCACGTGACCTTTACAGGCGTCGTACCCTTCCTCGGTTGGCTTCTCTCCACAGCGCTTGCAAGGGCGATCATCGTCGACCACCTTCCCGTTGTCCTGGTACCTCCAGAACTCGCCGTCGTAGTACACAAGCCAGCCTCTGACGTAGGAGTAGTTCATCGTCGCTCCTACAGCTCTGGAATCACGGTGTAAGAGAACACCTCTGCGTACCGAGCGCAGTAGTCGTCGGTCTCTCCGTCGATCAGCTTGAAGCTTCTGCCGCCCCAGACTATGACCTCCGGCATATCAATGAACGGAGGAACATCGACACGAGTCACATGCTCATGCTTGCTCGTGAGAAGTTCTACCTCTACGTTCCCTGTGCTGTGGTCAACTGCCCGTTTTTCTTGCTTTTTATCATTCATTTCGTAGCTGCCTTTATTGAAGCCGCTTCACTGCGACTTGTTTCGCCTGTCAATGAGTCGATGAAACCATCGAGGCCCGGTCTCACACACTGCATCGTCACCGTGGCTCGTGGCTCCGTCTGGTTATCGTCGATGTTGTAAGCCCGTATCCGGACGTGCCTACCGGTGGGAACCTTGAGACGACAAAGCAAGGAGAGGAGCATGTCCACCTCCTGGCCCTTGTCCACATCGAATTTCTCTGAAGCCTTCTTGACCCGAGTCTTTCCCTTCTCGTCCACCTCTATGAGGCCCCACTTGTCTGGCAACTCGGACACTTCGACCAACCCCTTCGGTGTCATGAAGAACCTGAAGTCGCCGGCGCCCATCTCTGGGTGCCTCCTGAAGTGCTTCTCCTTGTCCTTCCTGAAGTCTGCCCTGGACACCTTCACCTCAACCAGCGTTGAACGCCCAACGTGCCATCCAATGGCATCTGGGGTCTCCCACGCTGCTGAGGTCATATCCGTCAAGATCACCGAGCAAGCTCCATGTCCACCCTCCCCTGCATTTCTCCACGGCTTCGATAGCCACCTTCTTGCCACGTCCACCAGGTCGTCGTGCTTCTTGCTCGCCATCAGGTCAACCCCAGCTCTCTCTTCCGTTGGAGGAAGTACGAATGCAACTTCCGAAGGTCGGTGTCGCCGTCGAGCTTCTTCAACTCCTCTGGATCTCTGTGTTCAAGTGGGCAAGCTCCATACACCCCATCAAGGATCGGACCACCCTCATAGTCCTCATCGAACATCCGCGGCTCACCATGCTTCACTATTTCAGTGGAAAACGAGAATCCTCTGAACGCCTCGAAGTTGATGGTCACCATCGAGGCCACAACGTCTCCGTACTCGATCTCAGCTCCGTCCTTGTCGAAGAAACCAGTCTTCTTTGCCTCGGCCTTCTGCCTCTCAATCCTTGCACGAGCTGCTCTTCTCCTCTTCTCGCTCCAAGGATTGGGCCTGCGAAGGTATGCAGCCCTACCCATTTTTGATGTCAGTCGGCACAATGCCCTTTCCGCCCACAAACGCAATCACGGCACCAAAGCTGAAGATGACCATGTACCGGCGCCCTTCGTGAACGTATTTCTTCTCCTGGATGAATGGCAGTACCTTCTCGCGTAGCTGCTGCTCGGTGAACTCCTCCACCTGGATCTCTCCGACGTTCTCCTTCCAGGTCTCTTTATCAACCGCCGGCTGCGGCAAGCCGCTTATGGGATTGAACCAGTCTACCTGTTGGAACATCACCGGCTGGCCACCACCGAAGCAGAAGTCATTCGGGAACTCCGGAGGCATCTCGAACACCCGGCAGAAGTTGTTCCAGCCATCCACCTTGTACTTTGTCTGTCGCTTCTCCAGCGTGGCTATGTACTCTTCGAAGCCCACATCTTCCGGACAACACCCTGCCTCCCTCTCCTCGAACTCCATCACACGAGCCTCAAGCTCCTTCACCTCGTCGTCCCTGCTTTCGCGCCCCTCGTTGTAGCCAATCTGTCTCGCCTCGGTCATCTCTTCTGTTGGGTTCATCCAATCCATCATTTGCACCCCGTGTATCCGCATGTTGGGCATTCTGCTTCTTTGCCCCTTGGTATATCGCCTTCCACCGCTGTGTTTCCACACCTTCCACAGGTTAGGAAGCCGAACCCTGTCCCCTTGCTCCACTTTGTTGCCCATGAATTCAGTGCTGTCATGACCTCATCCTTGGACTTCCCCTCCGGCTGTTCAAACAGATAGCGCATCCTCTCTGCTCTCTCTCTCAATAGAGAAATTGCAGGGGTCGGATCTTCTTCTGGTGCGTAGTCATCCACTACGTCAAGTGCCACATCAAGAACCTCTCTCAACCACGCATTCTCTCTGCGGACCAGAACCTCCTGGTGAGCCAGTCCAAAACAAATGCTTTGTGGTTTCTCCAGATTTGAATGCTCATAGGTATATGGCTCTCCATATTCGAGCCGAGAATCCGCCAAGGCGCTTCTTGCATCTATCAGATGGTTCATCACAAGGTGATCTGCGCACTGCGCCATCTTGTCTGCCGCCATGAGATCTATCTGAGCCTGGCCGTGTTCCAACTCCATCTTCTTCAGCTCATCCCAAAGCTTCCGCCAATATAGGACCGCGTCCACCAAGTTGTAGCTACCAACTTCCTTGGTCACCTCCCTTGGGAGTTTCTCGATAGCTCGTTCAACCTCCTCCGGGAACACTGTGTCATAGGGCCTCTTCTCGAATGCCTTCTCTGCTGCTTCCAATATCTCAGATAGAAGACTCAGCACCGTATCGTCGCTTTGGAAGTTCAGGGAGATGCGCTCGATCTTGTCCTTCACCACCTTGAGCAATAGCGCTCCATCCTGGATGGCGAGCATCTGCTCAGCAAACGCACTGGGCATGGTAAACGACCAGTTGTTGTACTCGACCACGCATAGGCCGGTGTTCGGTTCCGAGCAGAACTCAACAACTGTGGCTTTCTTGCCGTCGATGATCCTGCTCGAACCAAGTTTAACACTCATTGTATGATTCCTTTCTCGCGCATAACGTCCCCACATATCTTCAAGAAAAACGCCTCAGATTCCTGAAGATTTCGCACAATCCCTTCGACTGCAACCTCATCATCTTCTTCGGTCGCTACTAAAAACTCATTAAGATTTGCAAAGGTCCCAGCGAAAAATGCCGTTTTCATATCGCTCTTTTGCTCTTCTCCTGCATTGGGTGGGACAACCACTTGTTCAAAGTGTTCCCACATCTCCTCAACCGTTCTCATTGCTTTCACATTCTCTTTCCGCTCTTCGGCATTCCGGACACACGCTCGGAGTTCTTCCTCTCAAGTAGATGCCCAGCACCGGTCTCAGCTTTGAACGCGGAACCATGCCTCCACAGGCATCGCACTCCGCGAGTTTCACTTTCTTATTCTTCCGTCCCACGCTCAACCACCAGACTGACCGGCTCCAATGTCACCGATTCCTTGTTCATGTAGGCCACACGAAACGTGCTGCCTTTGACAACAACCAGCTCTCCGTCTGTAAAGACAGCTTCCAGACCTGGCTTCACCTCTCCGTTCGGAAGGCACAGCTTGATCCTTGTGTATGGCTCACCGAGGAGATGGTCCATCATCCTCCTGTGTTCTCGCGCTGCGACCTCCTTGGCAAACATGTTTCCCATCATTTGAGGCCACTCTCCCTCTGCTTTTCTTCCTTCTTGGTGGTGCATCTCTCATCTCCATTACTCGGCCTGCGCACTGGTGGGTGGTCGCTATGAAGATCGCAAACTCAATGTTGAATCTCCACGACCAATAGCTCAGAGGATTTCCGCATACGTCGTACATCGGCCCTCTGTCATCTACGAACAGCGCATTGTTTTTGTAGGTTCCCACGAAGGTGAGAGGCTCACCTTTGTAGCTGATGAACCCAGCACTCGTTTTTTTCGTGCTTCCGAACTCGCTGTATTTCTGTCCTGGGATGAACTCGTAGTCGCCGATCTTGAGAGGCGTCTTCTTGTCGATGAACACCTCCGACGCCGCTGACTTGAGGGCGAAGATCTGGTAGTACCCGGACGACGCCGACGGCGCGATTATGTCGTAGATGTCGTCCTCGTGGTACTTCGTAGCTCTGCCCATCTTGCCCATCTGCTATCCCTCAACCGGTGCAAAATCAAATACTCTAAGCGTATCGTCTGCACTATGGATGGTCACCGGGTTGAGATTGAACAATCCTCCGCCGGTGTAGTTGCAAGGACCTTCGCCTTCTTCGCCGAACGCATCCCTTGAATCCTCTCTCCACCTTCCAACGCAAGAGAAGGCAATTGCTCCCGAAGGTGCCGTGGTGTCCTTCCAGTCTTTGACCGTCGCGATGTGGCCACAAACCGGACAAATAAATTTCCACTCAGAGGGGTCCTCTCCAAAGAGATCCTTCGCGTCTTTTCTCCAGTCCCGTAGTGAGTTGTATACCTTCGGTTGTTCCTGCTTCTTTTCCATCTGTTCTTCCTTCGCAATCCTGTGCATTTGTGAGCGAGGCAGGACTCGAACCTGCACGATGTACCACCTGGCCGTGTGGGCCTACATCAAGCTGAGGGACTTTCACCCATCTCATACTCCAGCGTGGTGCGTCTACCGGGCGTCTGAGCCTCTTCGTGCCTCGGACCCTCAAGGGATTCTGGACATCGGGCTTCTGCGCCTCCTTCCGCCACTCGCTCAATCTGGTTTGCCATTGACCTTTTTCTAGGAGCATTTCGTCGCATACCAGCAAAAGACCTTTCGCCCCTGAGCCACCAGCAGGGATCGAACCCGCAACCTCCTGAGTACAAATCAGGCGCACTTCCATTTGTGCTATGGTGGCAATCATCTTGTTTGTTTAGTCCCCATATTTAAAATTTCCGCCAATGCGTCGAATGAATTCGTGCTGAACACTCGCCCTCGCTGAACCGAAACTATGCGTCCCATGCCCAGCTATTGTCTGTTTGCGTGTATTTGAGCAATCCTTGCATTCGAATGGCCAGATCTCACCAATTTTCACGCTCTTTCCGTTTATCTTTTTATACTTTGGGGTGACCTGAACCTTTACACCACAAGCAATACACTGTTTTCCTTCTCTGAATTTTGTCTCTAGTTCTGTCAGTTTTCTGTTGTTGAACATGGTCATATCTTTGCTCCAAGTTTCAATACTGTCCGTTCCATATATCTCATTTCGGCGTGTCCCATTGAAGCCTTGAGTGGAACGAGTACCCGTGCTTCTCCGCATCGTTCAGTTTGAACTTCACGGCCTCTCCCACCCCATCATCGGTGAAGTACCTTACCTTCTTCCCGAGCTTCTCTGCGTGTTTGATCTCGTTGTTCGTACTCTTGCCGACGTATCCTCCATAGTTCACAACGAATATCTCGTCGCTCATCTCAATCTTCTTGAGGTGGAGGTCGTCCATCGCGTCGGCGCAGTTCTCGAACTCGGCAAGGTGACTGTACACCTCCGAGCCTTGGACAAAATACCAATTGGGTAGCAGGTGAAGACCCATCACAATAGCCTTCTCATCTCTTTCGAGAACCCAGCCACATACTGCCATGATGTCGCAGAACCTGCTTGAGCCACAGATGGTGATAACCTTGGGTTTCATCTCAAACCTCCGTGTATTCCTTATAGGCGTCTGTCATGTCGCCTTTGATCTTTCTCAGCACCTTCTCTTCTATCTGCCTGACTCGCTCTCTCGTGATGTTCATGACATCACCGATCTCTTCGAGTGTGAGGCCACCTTTCGCCGCGATGTCGAGCGCACAGGTCTCCTCGATGTCCTCTGGTTCAAGCTCTGGGAAGTTGATTTTGATAGTCCCAGTCTCTTCGTTGACATCGAGATACATGTGATACTTGCAGCCAACCCAAGGGCATGGCCTCTTCTCGTTGATGCACTCTGCTCTTGTGGTTGGCCTTGGAAGCATCTGCGCTTCCGGGTAAAGAAGGCGGCGAAGGTCTCTTTGCTCCTTTGTAATCTTCTTGATTGGAACACTTCTCGCCCTCCTCCCATGCTTCATTATTCAAGCCAGTCTGGGCGGTTCTTTTCCACCCAAGCAATGACATCGATCTCCTCGGTTTCAACCGGTTCACACGCCCATGGTTTGTATTGCTCCTCGACCACTTTCATGAGGGCATCGGCTGCCTTTCTCATGTCGTCCGTGATTCCGTCTGATGGATCTCCTTCCGGGTTGCCATACTCCTCGTAGAGATTCTCGATCATGAACTCAAGCGGGTCCTGCACTGCGATCTTCATCCGTGCGTAACCTTTCACTTCGAGCTTCTCTGGAAGAGCCTCTCTCACCTGCTTCCCTGTCATCTCTGGACCAAGCAATCCATCCAACAGATATTCAATCGCATCGTCCGGATCTGTGTGGTTGAGGATCTCAGCACATTCGTCGCAATCCCAGTATTCAACTTTTCTTTTCTCTTCGTTCATAGGTGATACCCCAGCGCCGTCAGCACCCTCACTACGACACATGCCGTGAACGAGAGAATGAGAACCGCGCAAAACACAACTGCCAGAACCTTCTTTGTTCTGGCGCTGCTCTTTTGGATCTTTCTCCCAATCCAATAAACCGGGAACATGAGAGCCGTCAGAGGCCAACCTATGCCAACGAGAAGAACATCTCCCCAGAAAGCATGTCCGCCTCTACCCATTGTGACTGTGAGAATCAGAAGGCCGGTCACCGCCCAGATAGCGAGAATGGAGAGGAACAGTATCATTGTGCATCTCTCACTCTCTCAAGAGCTGGCTCGTATTTCAGCCGCATCTTGGATCTTGTGAGCGTGTCAAGCTTTTCGAGACGCTCCGGAGCAAGGTTGTCCTCCAGATCTGCACGCTTCACTGCCCTTGCAAGCATTCCTGGATACCCATTCGCCTCGGCAACCCTCCTGATGTAGCGGCTGTACTCTTCGTCCTTGCGCCGAGTGAGAATAGCCACCACGTCAACTATGAGCGGGTCAAACCCTTCGCTTCGAAGGTAGGCTTCTGTCACATCCGTGTCTTCAATCACGTCGTGCAGCACCGCTATGGTCATCGCCGGCACGTTCGGAGCCACAGCCTCCATCACCGTAAGCGGATGAAGGATGTAGACCTCTCCCGCCTTGTCTGTCTGGTCCTTGTGGGCAAGGGCCGCCAATCTGATTGCAAACGCAAGCTGCTTGAGCTGGTCTTTCACTCTTCACCTCCGCTGGCTATCCTCGCTGCGATCTCGGTGAGACGCACCTTCATCTCCTGTTCGGACATGTCGATGGAAACAGCAATACCCATCGCTTCTCGCTTGTGCTTCATCCACATCTCACCAATCTCAGAACGCGGCGTACCGTCCTCTTCCATCTCCGTGAGTACGTGGATGATGTCCTGGAGAAACTCACCGTACGCCTGCTTTGCGCGGTCCGTGCGCAGCACTGGAGACACTGTGGTGAACTGCTTCAGGTATCCAATCACCCCTCGTCTCCTTCTTGTCGTTTCGTCTGATTTGACGCATCGTGAATCCGGAACAGAATGATGGATTCGATCACGACCTTGTGGCCGCAATTGTCGCAACCTGTCTCACCGTTCTCTGGATTCCTGAAGAGGGGGTCCACTCCGCACTCCGGACATTTGAAGTATTCCTGTCCACACTTCGGACACTTTGGATATTCACCTTGAAACCCGCCGGCCTTGATGGTTTGAAACGCTTCGTCGATTTCCTCTTCTGAGGATCTGCCTTCTGTTTGTTCGTTCATGAGTCCGCCACTCCTTTGAAATTCTATTTCAATACGTATTGTAAAGCAAGCGTCACCGCGCCTCCTCCTCCCAAAGATCTACCATCCTGCGAGCAAAGCTCTTCTCCACTGCACTGCGTGACCCAGGACGAATGAATGCCTCGCAATCAACACGGCGATTGAACTCCTTCGTGTCTTCCGCGTAAGCTCTTCCAACGTCTTTCGCTGACTCATCAATCTTATTGAGCCACTCAACGGTCTCGTCGTCGTCAAGCTCTCCCATTGCCGCAAGACGGTCGAACTCCTCGTCCAGCTTGTCGTACTCCCTGATTGCATCCCTGGTCCTTGACAAGTTCGCCATCATGCTGCACCTCGCTTCCAGTCTTCGTCGATGTCCTCGTTCGTTGCGATGTCGAGACGCACTGCATCTCTCAGAACCTCATCGGATTCGTCATCTCTAACCTCGAACCCTCTTCCTTCGAGGTATTCTTCCAGCTCCTCCCTGTCCATCGACCACACCTTCGTGGCTGTTCCAATGCACTCAGTTGACTTGCACACAATGTTGCTCGGATTGCGCTGAGATTCGTAACTCCAATCACACCCTGCAATGATATTGCCTTCGCAATTCAAATAGAGCGTGCCTTGGATTCTCCCATATTCTATTTCGAGATCCTCGCGTGTCATCTCGCGACCATCGTCTGAGTATTCCGCGTAACGACCTTGATTGAGCCAGCTCTCGTACCGATACCTGTTCTCTCCATACTTCCTTCCAAAGAAGGACAGCGCTTCGAGAAGCTCTGTATCTGCGTCCGTCTCCGCCTGGTGGAACTGCGAGTCGGAGAGGTCCACCCTGCACATGTCCTTCTCATCCGCCGCTGCGTAGAGCTTGCAGCAAAGAATGATGAACTCTTCCGAAATCTTCACGCCATTGGTGGCAATGTAGAAACTACCAAAGCCAATTTGATGCTCTTTCGTGTAATTGAGAAACCATTGAATCGGTTCGAGGTTCAGCGTCGGCTCTCCACCGGTGAATGTTACCGTTGAGATGTACTCACATTGAGATAGCGTCGCTCTGAGATGGTGGTATTGGAGGTTGACCGCTTCCGGGTCGCCGCGAAGGCAATGCTCACAGTCGATATTGCATCGACGGGTTACCTCAACAACTAATGAATCGAATGCTAGTTTGCTCATGATTTCTGCCTTGGTTGTGTGTGTTTGGGTTCATATTGATAATCCTAGCACTTTTGCCTACTTTTGCAAGTTATTTTTTAAAAGTAAACTATTTTTTTATTTTGAGCATTTCCAGACTTTATTACACACCGTGCATTGGTATAAAATGCCATCCTTCTCGCTGTCGTCGTGAACTCTGGTTCGGTCGCTGTCGCACTCTGGGCATGGCGGCTCTCTCGCATCAAGCGGCTCTCCCATGTCAAGCTCAGGCATCAGATCCACGTCTCCAGAAGCGTCTCATCATCTTCATCGCTTCGAGGTATCCCAACATGTCCGTCCGGCACCTCAGTCCTTGCCTTCTCCAGCGTGTCGGCTTTCTTGTGATACATCTCCGGATAGACACCTCCGTCGATGATGAAGAACCTCCTCACCAGGTACCCCTCCGGGTTCTCCTTTGGCTTGTGGAAGATCGCATAGTGGGTTGAGTACTTGCCCGGCGGCCTCTTCTTCCATGGCTTCCCGGTAATGTCCTCATCCGCCTGTTGCAATTCTTCCAGCTTGGCTGCCGCCTGTCGGTCCACCACCTCATGATATGCAGGCCAATCCTTCAATCGGATTGGAGTCGAATCCTCTTTGGATTTCTGCATGTTCACATGGTTGGCCGCCAAGAAGGTGATAACCCCATGAGGTCCACACACCTTACGACCATCTTTCCCGAAGTGGTAGAGCGCTTGGAGCTTATCGACCTCCTGAATCTTCTCGCCAAACGGGCTGTACAATTCCCCATCCTTCTCCTTGAGAAGCGTTCTGTCATGGGTCCACCAAGGAGACTCGTAGCTGAAGAACAGCGTGTCAATGTCCTCGTTGCCTCTGATGTCTCCGAGGTGGACGTTCACCTTGAAGTATCCCTCCATCACACCCTCCTACTTGGGTACCTGCCATGCAGAGCATTCGCGATGATGTGCCTGGCATCTGGGCCGATCACGTTCTTCCCTTGCATCCAAGAGAGGTAACCCTTATCCACGTTCTGCAAGGGCTTTCCTTTCTCCTTGCCGAAGGTGAGAACCATGTGGGGACCGTCCCAGCGCAGCTTGCCTTCGAGATCTACCGCGTCCGGGTCTCTCACCTGCTCGTAGATTTCTTCAGGGTTTGATGAGAGATCCTCGTACCGTTCGAGCTGTCCGTACATCACTGCGATGGTGGCCTCCACGTCGGCCAAAGCGTTATGGGCGTCCTCATGCTCCTTCCCTGTGTAGAAGCGAACTGCTGCCTCAAGTGTCCGCTCCTCTCTCTGATGGAAAATTTGGCAGCAATCAACTATTGCTCCGTTGAGCGGCATAGCTATCCCTGCCCTGAATAGCTCTTCGTACAGCATCCGGAGGTCGAACTTGATTACGTTGTACCCTGCGTAATTGCAAAGCTCGAAGAACGAGAAGATCTCTTTCGCCTTCTCTGCGAAGGTTGGGCAATCCTTCACATCCGCATCCGTGATGTTGTGGACTGCCGTTGCCTCTGCCGGTATCGGAATGGTTGGATTGAACCGCTGAACGTAGGTTTCTCTCTCTCCATTCGGCAGCATCTTGACTGCCGCCAGCTCAACAACTCTATCCGTTTCCGTGTCTGTGCCTGTGGTCTCCAGGTCGAAGAACACGAGTGGTCTCTTTATTTCAAGCCCTCTCTTCGCCATTGTTATCTCCCGGCCAGCCTATTCGTATGGCTCTGCGTGGCCTTCCTTGAGTAGCAACTCTCCAAGCTGCTCTCCTGTTGAAAGTTGAACGTCCACGATGAACCTGCCGTACTTCCCCTTCTTCCCATCGGAGGAGACAACAACCCATGAGTCTTCCGGCATCCTCCTCTTCACAAATTCGGTGGCCATCTTCCCCTTGACTTTCTCCTCGCCTCTCATCTCCCAGGCATCTACACCTGCGAGCCTCACACGTTGCATCGAGTACGTCTGGAATCCGAGGTCAACGAGCAGATCAAATGTGTCCGCGTCGACAATCCTCTGGACGTTGGCCGGATACTCTCTCTTTCCGAGATCCGGTTTCTCTTTGTAGGTGGCAGCGCTGGCGATAACGGCAACAAGTCCGCCTATCAGAAACACGCCTGCCCTGATGAATCCTTTGTTCATAGTCTCGTTCCCCTTGCATTGCGTAGTGAATCCATGAACCGCTGTTCTTCCATCCGACGGTTCCTGTCGTCTTCGACTCGCTGGTGCATGTCAGCGATCACTCCGCAAAGAGCCTTTTGAGAAAGCTTGCTGACGGGAACTCCGAGGAATGTCGCCTCTCGTCTCTCGTCAGCCAGCCTCTCTGCTCTTTCGTTTGCGAACGCTATTTTTTGTTCCTGGTTCATTGAACTTGCCGTAGTTGCTCGATAGTGATGCCCATGTCTTCAGCCAGGGCCTCCTGACTCAGACGAACTTCACTCTCAAGCTCATTGAGAACGGCTGCGTATTCTTCTTGAGACATCTCGCTCGTCGCCATCGCAAGCCATTCTACGAATTCCTGTCCAAGTACAATCTTATCCGCCACGTGTTCCTCCTGTTTGCGTGCTGCTTAGAAGGGGATATCGTCGTCGTCCGGGTATCCACCACCGCCGCTGAATCCTCCGCCGCCTCCTTCGTATCCGCCCCCACCTTGACTGTATCCACCTCCACCGCCTTGGCCGCCACCACCTTGACCGCCGCCACCTTTGCCTCCGAGGAAAACAACGCGCTGAGCGTTGATCTCGGTCATGTACCGCTTCTCACCACTCTTCTGGTCGTCCCAGCTTCGCGTCTGAATCTTGCCCTCGATGTACACCTGACGTCCCTTGGCGAGGTACTTGCCGACGTTCTCACCCTGCTTGCCCCACACGACGATGTTGTGCCATTCGGTCTTGTCCTGGCGCTCTCCACTGCTGTCCGTGTAGCTGTCTCCGGTGGCCAACGAAAACCGACATCTCGCGGTTCCGCTTTGCGTGTAGCTCACCTCCGGATCTTTCCCAAGGTTCCCGACCAGGATCACTTTGTTTACTCCATCAGCCATTTTCAATTCCTTCCTGCTGACCCCTCTCTGTTTTTCTACTGGGCCAGCCATATTCCGAAGCTCTTCGGCGTTTCAATCCACGCCCATTCAAGTGGGCGACTACTTCTCTTTTACCATTCCATCTTCGATGACGATGGAACCCTCGACATCTTCCCCTACCTTCTCCATCCAGACCTGGGTCTCATTCTCCTCGGCCATCTGAGCGAGGAGCTTCAAGCTCTCGTCGTCCAACAGAGAGCCGTCGCGCACCAGCATGATGCGAATCTCCGGGTTCTGAGCCATGGCAATAGATACCGAGACCTTCAGTCTCTCTGCGCTGGAACACTGCTCAAGCGGGATCTCATTGAACATCAGCGTGCCATCCTCGCCAATGGTCAACCCTTCGATGGGCATCTTCGCTGACGTGATGGCCTTCATTCGCTCTTCTGCGATCTCTGCAAGCTTCTTGGTCTTCGCATCCGACTGGATCGTCAACTCTTTCACCTGGCTCTTGACCTGGCGGTACATCTTGTTGTCTCGAACCTTGGAGTTGATCGCTTCGAGGTTGGCCATCTTCTCGAACAGGTCGTCCTCCTCCACCGGCGTGAACTCTTTTAGATTATTCTCCAGAACTTCCTTCTTCTTGCGCTCTCCAGCAAACTGACCTTCGAGACGTGATTTCATCTCCTCGATCTCGTTGAGCTGATCTGCGATGCGCTCCATCTCTGCATCGCTTTCGGCAATTTCCTGCTCGATTTTGGAAATGCTCCGGTTGACCACCCTTGCCTCTTCCAGCTCTTCCTTCACGTCGTTGACGGATACCTCTTCCTCTGGTGCATCATCGTGGTATGGAGCCTGCTCCAAAGCTGCTTTCTTGCTGCTCAGTCTCCTGTTGATCTCAGCTCTGTCTTCGAACACTGCCTCTTTCTTCTCATCGAATGGAGTCAGGTCTAAACCAGCGAGCTTTCTCACCTCGTCTGCCTGCTTCTTTCCTTCCATGCGAGAGAACTCCAACGGGTCGAAGGAGATCCCGGAGGTCATGCTGTCCAGCACCCCTTGGGCGGCCTTCACCTTGCCGCCGTCTTTGCGGCGAACATCGAGAACCGTGGACCCGTTGTCCTTGAGGCGCCTCCGGATGACCAGCTCCTGGGTCTCCACCTCAATCTCTCCACTCTCGGCACCGTGTCTCAGGGACATCTTGTCCATCAGCGACTTTCCGCCGATAGCGAACATGATGGAGTCCAGCACGCTGCTTTTGCCCTGGGCGTTCTTCCCTGAAATGACGACCATCTTGCCGTCCGGTGTGATCTCGACCGCCTTCAGTCGCTTTACGTTCTCCGCGGTGAGTTTGACTATCGTCTGAACCTTCTTCGCTTCCTTTGTCATTTGACCTCTCCTGTTTGGGTTTATTGGCCTTCGTCCGCCGGCCACTTTCTATTTTTCAATGAGGACTTTTCCGTCGTCGTCCTCGCTCTTCATCATGTCTGCTCTCTTGCAGAGGAGAGCGTACCTTGCATATTCTTGTGCTATCCTCTCTGCCTCTTTCGTGGCCAACTCTTTGGCCTCCTGTGTTGTTTTCGAAATTCGGTCAACATCAACCTCTCCGATAGAAGCGCTACCATCCCATGCTACACAAACACCCCTGGTTTCACCTTTATCCCTTTCTAAGACTCTGGTTACAACGCCCTTCATTACGGCTGGCGTAATGAGTTCTCCGCTGTACATCACGTGGATGCTCTGCTTCTTCTCTCCAGGCCATGGAAATACCGAGAAAATGATGTCCCCAAATTTATATTCTTCTATCACTTTGTGTCTCCTGTTCTGAGGAACGCAACGAGCAATCCAATGAACGGCCCTGCGCATCCTATTAAAAGTAGAGTTGTTTCAAACACCCTTCACCCCCGTGAACGTATCGATGACCCTCATGTCTGGAAGCGGGTCCTCGCCAAGGCAGCACCAAAGGTGCCTGCAATGTTCGTGAAAATTGAAATGCTCCTCGACCGGTGCATGGACTTCAATCGCTTTGTGTTCATCGCCGATCCAGTGCTTCTTCACGTAGCACATCTCTTCGTAGCTCGGCATCCTTCGGCGATGCGACACCGAGATGTGAAGCCACTTCTTCCCATCGTCCTTCTCCTCCACAGACCCAAGCACAAGGAGTAGCTTCTTGTAGTTGCGCCACGTGCTGGCTGCTCCCCATGGGTCTCCCATTTGCCAGCCCGGTGGTTTCTTTCCCCAACAAATTTCTTCAGGCGTTGCCATCAATACCTCCAGTAGAGGCCCGTCCGGGATTCGAACCCGTCTTCAATGAAGAGTTGCATCCAAATAGCGTGACCCCAAACACAGGAGAGGCACATGAGCAACGGCCTACCATCACACCTGCAACTGACGAACCAAGACGCCGGCACCACAAATCAGTGGGGGGGTTTGGGGGCATCTGCGATGCCGACGATAATGCCTTTTGAATCTCTTGCTTTTTCATTACTCCCAAACCCCTTTGAGATATTTATAATCTAGCACTTTACCTACTATTATCAAGTAGTTACGCCGTTTTTTTAAGCTCTATGTTCTTTTTTTTTCTATGAGCTTCTTTCAATCGTTCGAGCATTCCAGCGCGACGACATTGCTCGATGTATTCAACAGCCTTCACCTCTGCCAAAAGATCTTCGTTTGGAGCGAACGGAGTCCCGCACTCATTGCAGCCGGTGATTGCTTCCTTCCCTTTTCCTGGGTCTCGCGTAAGAGCTTCGAACATCTCCGCTGAATCGAACAATCTGAATTCTGCTTTGAGCTGAGAACCACACTTCGCGCATGGCCAGGTGACTCTCCACTTTCCCTGCCCTACTGGAGAGATAAACGTCCCATCGTGCTGTTCTTTGCCGATGTACCTTCCGCCGGTCTTTCCTGCTGTCCAATGGTGGCTGCACTTCATGCATTTGAAGAGCGGTCTCGCGTCTTTGTGCCTGTACCAGTCATGGTGCCTGGTGAACTTCCTACCTCCGCAGCTCGGACACTCTATCTGTGGGGCTTTCTTTCGCTTCACTCTGCCATCTCCACGTAGAACTCTCTCGGGATCTCGGCTACGCTTTCGTACCCCTCGGTCCTGTCCATCACATAGCCTGCCTGGTTCTCGCAAACCGGACACTCATAGAGATCCCCTCGCTTGCAGTAGCGCTCTTCCCATCGGAAGACGGCTCCAGTTTTAATGCATTTCATTTCAATCTTGCAGCGTCCGCA